CAGCAGAGAAATTAATGACAGATAACATTAAAGAGTATATTGAATTATTGAGTACAAGTAAGCCAAAGAAACCAGAAGTAACAGACAATGGGAAGAACATTTTAAAGTATTTACAAGAAAATCCAGATTGTCGTACTTGGAAAGCAAGAGACCTTGCTGAAAAGATGGGTATCAGTTCACGTGGTGTATCTGGTACATTGCGCAAGTTGGTAACTGATGGATATTGTGAAAAAATTAGTGATGACCCCGTAGTTTATGCAATTACAGAAAAAGGAATTAATTTTAAAATTGATGAAGGAGAAAATGATTAATGAAACTAGTAAATGAAACTCATATTGAAGGAATTTTGTATAACCACAATCTTACATTAAAGACTGCGGGCGATAATTCTAAGAACCCCGGTGTCCAGTTTATTAATGGCACTATTGACATCGCAACTGACGATGAATTGACAAATATTATTTAGATTCACTATACATATGAAACTCCCACTTTTGCAAAGAGTGGTCAGCCAAATAGTCGTTATAACACTCTATTGGATATTCTCAATGGTGTAACTAAGTGTTATATGAAGGATGGCGATGCGGCAGCTCGTATCCGCGTGGATTCAACTATCGCACTTAATGAGTTTTATTCTAATCGTAGTGGTCAGGAAGAATTGGTTAGCGTAAAGCGCAATGAAGGTGGTTTTATTCATCTTAATCCAACTCTTAAGACAAATGTGAATGAGCGTAGTTCATTCAAGTGTGATATGGTAATCACTGGTACTCGTCGTCTTGAAGCAGATGAAGCTCGTAATATGCCTGAAAAGGTTGTATTAAAGGGTTATATCTTTGATTTCCGTGGCACTCCAATGCCTGTTGAGTTTAACGTATATCGCGCCGATGCTATGGACTATTTTGAGAATGCTGATGCATCTGAAAAGAATCCTCTGTTCACTAAGGTCCAGGGTTATCAGGTAACTCAAACTGTAGTAAGTCAGGTTACAGAAGAGTCTGCATTTGGTACTCCTTATGTGCGTGAAGTAACCAATAGTCGTAAAGAATATGTTGTAGATTGGGCTGCTAAGGAACCTTATCTTTGGGATGATGAAAGCACAATGACAGTAGCTCAACTTCAGAAGGGTCTTGCTGACCGTGAGTTGGCTCTTGCTAATATGAAGCAGCGTAGTGATGAATATCAGGCAAGTCGTCAGGCTACTCCTTCTGCTTTCTCAGCTGCTCCTGCTAATGCAGCTCCTGCTTCTACTGCCCGTGGTTTTAACTTCTAATTGGAGGTAACATATGGCTATTGACCTTTTAGGTATTCAACCTCATAAGGTAAGCCGGGATTTAAGCGGCTATATTACCTTCATTTATGGCGCTCCTAAAACTGGTAAAACTACTCTGGCTACACAGATGCCCGGCGCTTTGCTTCTCGCATTTGAGAAGGGTTATAATGCTTTGCCTGGTGTAATGGCACAAGACATTACAACTTGGGGTGAAATGAAGCAGGTTTATCGTGAATTAAAGAAGCCCGAAGTTCAAGCAGTTTATAAGTCACTTATTATTGATACCGTAGATATTGCGGCTAGCTTGTGTCAGAAGTACATTTGTAACCAGTTGGGTATTGATAATATCGGTGATGGTGGTTGGAGTAATAATGGTTGGGATAAATATAAGAAGGAATTTGAAGAAGTATTCCGCGGACTAACCATGATGGGTTATGCTGTTGTATTTATTTCTCACTCTAAAGAAACCACACAGAAGGATTTAAGTGGTAAAGAGTATACCGCCATTCGTCCTTCAGTACAATCTTCAGCTTTGTCTATTATTGAAAATATGGCTGACATTTATGGATATGCCCGCCAAGTTGATAAAGAAGATGGAACTACTAGTGTTGTATTAACACTTCGCGCTCCCGCAAATGCGAATATTTCTTGTGGTGGTCGTTTTAAGTACATTGCTCCTCAGATTGAATTTACATATGATAACCTGGCTAAGGCTCTTGTTGATGCCATTGATAAGGAAGCACAGGAAAATGGTAATAAGTATGTAACTGAAGTCCGTGAAGTTCCTAATATTGTTAAGGAATATGACTTTGATGCTTTAATGTCAGAATTTGAAACCGTTGTTGGTGAATTAATGACAAAGGACCAAAACTATTATGCTCCTCGTATTACTCAAATTATTGAGAAGTATCTTGGTAAAGGTAAAAAAATGGCAAATGTCACACGTGACCAAGCAGAGTTTGTGTATTTAATTGTAG